CTAACGTACGTACTGAATTTCCTACTGGTATGCCAACTTCTTTCGCTCAAGTGGGAGAAGAGGGTAAACAACAACAGAAGCAAGGTTTCGTTACACGTCAGGCTGAAGCTTATTCTACTATTATGGAACCACTCACCAAGATACCAGGTGTGGGCCAATTAATAGGATATGCTAAATCCGGCGTTGACGCTCTGCACGCCGTTGCTGCAACTCACGGTTGGTCAAAACCGCTTAATCCGGCGGACATGCAGCTATTTAAACAAGCTCCGTCTCGGTTTATGTGCAATTTTGATGGTTCGGATATGGCAACTAATTTGGGTTTAACAAGCCAAAATGAAATTGAACATCTCCAATCACTCTTTCGCACAGACTCCGATGAAATGTCTGTTGATTACGTGGCTAGAACATATAACTATGTAGGAAGATTCAACTGGAAAAAGGGAGATAGTCCTCGTGCTGTCCTTTATAATCATGTAGTGTCACCCACTGCTTGGTTTGATAAGGTCGGCGTAACTGGATTATCTATCCCACATTTATACTTTGCCGCTTCTAACTTTGTGTTATGGCGTGGCGGTATAAATGTAAAACTAAAATTTGTCAAAACAAAATTCCATTCTGGTCGTATACGCATTATTTACGTACCCGGCTTTTTTGGTGGAATTTTGCCCGTTAATTTTGAAACTGACGCTAACTACTCCACTGTGGTAGATATTAGATCTGACACAGATGTAGAATTTAACGTCCCTTACGTGGCCACTGTACCTTGGTTGCACATCAACTCCACTCCATGGGTTACTAGTTTTAATCAAACTCATGCTTGTGGGTCGATTGTAGTCGAGGTTCTCAATGAACTCGTAAATACATCTACTGTGTCTGATACTATCGAAGTTATAGTTGAGGCGTGTGCTGCAGAGGATATCGAATTCGCTATCCCTATAGTACCCGCTTTAGCACTTCGTGCGCCACCTAACGCCACAAGTAGTAAAGGTGTCTTAGACATTATTACGAGTATGGCGCAAGTAGGAACAGATACAGGCGACACACCGTCAGAGGTAGCTCGTGAAGAACCAACAAGTTTTAACGAGGTACCGCTGCAACCAACTACGACAACTTATAACGCATCTATGCTGATGATGGGTGAAAAAGTTACTAGCTTTAGACAACTTATAAAACGGTTTTCCGCAGTAACACCACCCACTCAGAATAGATACTGGGAATTCAAACAGCCTTTTTGGATTAATCCGAATCGGTTTGAAGGATTAACACGTGAGGGTGCGTACGACATCGACGGTATTTCATGGTTTGCAAGCTTATATGCATTCTACCGCGGTAGTATGAGGTATAAAATTGCACCCATTGATAATGCTTCGCCCCTTGTGGTGGCTCTTAAGCCTAACTCCTTATATGCCGGTATTCGAACTATCGACATAGATGGTACTTGGGCTTATCCCGATTACAAGGGTGCTGAAGTGTTTATGACACCAAACGAAGGTATCCACGAATTGAGTATTCCATACTATAGTTCCTATCCTGTAACTCTAACCACGTACAACACTAGTGGTTCTGATGTGCTCGATGCTAGAAACGGTTTTAATCGTGTTATAGCTCGGTTCCATCGGGACACTAATGCGTACGTTTACAGAGCTGCCGGAGATGATTTTAGTTTTGGGTTTCTTCTTGGACCTCCTATAGTTAATCACGCATCCTAATAGCGTTCGTCTGGTACGCGTTAGTTACCAGTTAGTTCATAGTCTAATTAAAACTATGCGTCTGATATGCGTTAACTATCAAGTGAGTAACTATCTCGAATTAAAATAGTCGTCCGGTGGAACGTATCCATTTGACTTACAAACCAATACGAAGGATAAGAGTATTCGTCGCATTTGATTTTAGCGTCGCTAGGCCTAGTTTGTAAGTTAGTCTAATTATTATTAAGGACCAAAAAAAAAATAAAATATAAAATACAAAAATATTTAGCATTAGTTAATTTTAGGAAATAATTTTAGATAAGC